CCTTACGGTTTGTGACAACCATATTTCCATATGTGTGTACTTTCTGCACAAATGTATTACTTTGTGTGTCCTCAATCATATCGGATGCAGTGAACTTTACACCAGAGTTAAAGAACATATGTAAGTAATTTGTGTTGATAAAGTATATTCTACCATCATAATCACTTGATTGTGCTGTGACAATATCTTGGTCAGCAACAATGTCAATTCCTCTGAAGTTTAATCCAGTGAATCCCATTGAACCCAATTTTTCAGACATTCTACTACCTGTTTTTCTTGGATCTAATTCGGTTTCAATCAAATCAAACAAATACTGCGACACAACAATTAAGTCTGGGTTTTCACCAGTTAATGCCCTTGCATTAGCTACACCTTTAGCCAACATACGAAGGATATATGTATCTTTAGTTGCATTAACCATGTCGGCTTCTGATATATGGTCTGTACCATCTGCTGGAGAATCAGCATCACCAGAAGCACCAGAAAAATCACTATCTTGTAATACTGGGGTTGTCCAGAACTGATTAGAAGCAGGAGAAGCCACTGTAGCTATACCACCTACTGTTGCATTTGCATTATTAAGTAATACACCTAATGGATTAAAAGCATCTGTTGCTAAAGAAGTTGCAAACAAATTCTCTGCTACAGTTTTTTCTAATCCTTTTTGAAGGTTCTTGACTTTTGCACCAACAATGTTTTTGATAGCTTGAGGGCTATTCATTAACAATGTTTCTTCTTTTGTTAAAAGAAAATGACCTGTAAGCATAGTTGGCTTAAAGGATGCTGTTTGTGCAATTTCTGCTATTGCTGGTGTATATCCAGCAGAACCAGCGTTTGCAAGACCATGCCTGTCGCCAAACACACTTAAACCACCAGATGCAGATTCTACAGGTACAACGATTTCACGACCATTAAAGGTCTTTGCTTTTGCCTTCAGTATTGCAAGTAATGGATGAGACTTCTTAAAGATGTTATCATACAAAACAGGCATATAATACTGTTGGATTAAGGCACTTAATGAAGCAGAACCAGTTCCACTTACTACTATGTTAGACATACGCTAACTCCTTATTTCCGTTATGAATTAAAAAATGTTGCCACATCAATATCTTCGTAATTCGTGATCTTTGATTGTTTGTCACTCTTTACGCCTACTTTCTTTTGGACATTGACAGGCACAGATGGTTTTGCTTTTACAGGAGTTTCTATTTTCGGTTTATCAAAACTCATGACTTTGTAGGCTTCTTCCAGTGTTAGTAATCTTCCAGTCTCTTCGTGGGCGTTTATTGCATAGTCTAATACTTCCTGGACTTGCTCACTTTTTAACGAATATTGTGATTGGAGATTGGACATCGACTGGTCTAAAACCTTTTCAGCTTCCATCATTTCTACTTTTTCCTTTGCTTCTGTTAATTCAGATTCAAAAGGATTCGGAAGATCCTTGTTTTCCATCTTTAGGGACTGTTCAAACAGTTGCCCTGCTTCTTCACCAAGTTCATCTTCAATCGCTTCTTTCAGCGTATCTCTGAACTCTTCCGATTTGTTTAGTTGTTCTACTAATTGAACCAAAGGCTCTACAGCCCTACGTTGATCTGCTACTTCCTGGGCTTTCTCCGTATTGGATTTGCTCCATTCGTGGCGATTATCAGCATCTTTTTTCCAGGACTCTATATCTTCAACAGTGAATTGTTCGCCATCTTCTGTTTCGTAGTATGATGTTTCCTCTTCACTATCAGATAGTTCCTGTTGTGGTTCATTAGGTTCTTCTGTTTCGGCTGGTTCTACTGACTCTGTGGTCACAGCCTGTTCTGTATTCGATTCCTGTTTTGATTGCTCTCCCAAGAGTTCCCCAGGGATCGGAATATTGTCGTAGTCATCCGTAGAGGGCTGTACTTCACCCACTGTTGGATCTCCACTAAAATTTCCCACCTGTATCTGTTCAGATTCTGGTGTTACTTCTAAATTTGTTGTTCCTACTACATTTATCTCTGCCATGTTGTTATCCTTTCAGTTGGTCTTTCGACACTGGTTTTGTTGAAAAAAACATTAATAAAACACACCGTTTCCCAGCGTGTTGAGTTACCTTATGCTTCATAGGGTTGTTCCGTTTCCCTGCTGAATACAATACACCATTTAAATAATGGTCTTTGATCTCAAATTCTTTTCCCTTTTGTTCAAAAAACAAATTGCCACCCTCAAATAAATTATTAGGGCTTAATAACAATGTAGATCCATAATTACACCATGCCATATGATTGTCTATCAGTTTCCCATCTTCTTCTTTGCATCCATCGTAATGCCATTCATGTCCTTTTGGTCGTGTCTCTATTCTCCAATAGCTTGGACTTGTTAATACTAATTCCTGGTCATCTAATTCCGATTGATACACTTTTGCTACCTTTTGTATGATTTCATGAGAAAAGTCAGAATACATAGCCCCAGATTTCCCCATATCCTGGAGATCTTTTGCTTCGGTAGGGGTAAGTATGCCAGAAATAACCTGGATCATTAATATCCTTTTGATTTACTTAATGCTTTTTTATACTCTTTCATACCTTCTTTTGTGTATTTGAACTTCTTTGTTTTACCTTTCATTTTTAGTTTTGGCATTGTGTTATCCTTTTGTTAAGTGATGGGCAGAAAAACCTCAAGCCCTGGGTTGATCCATATTTGGATCTTCTCCCTGCCCACCAACCAATCCTGCTACAGTGATAATACGATCCTGTATCTCACCTGGTAGTTGTTGAAAATCTGGCGTTTCAGCCAAAGCTGGGTTTGCCATTATTAATTGTGCTAATTGTTCTTCTGCTGGTCCTCCCATTCCTTCCTGCATGATAGCTTCAATCAACATTCCTAACTGCTGTTGAAGTTCTTCTGCCTGTTGGACTTGTTGCTGTGGGGGAACCATCTGGTTACGAACATACCAATTCTGTATGATGTCCTGTTTATCGCTTACATTAAGAGCATTAACAACCTCTTCAATACCATAGACACCAGCTTGAAATAATTCCATGGCTCGTTCTTCGTTAGCGACTCTGCCCTGGGCATATCTGGATCCATTAGTAACATCTACATCAAATTCACTATCTGCTAATCGCTTGGCTGTTCCAGGATTAAACTCTGGTGTGCCTTCTTCGTTACCATCTGCATCATAAACAGCCATTGGATTGTACTCTGTAAACTCAAATGTGCCTTCTGCATCTCGTTGCCTAATAGATTTAATCTCTTCATCAAAGGTTAAGATCATCTGCACCATGTACTCACCAATCTCTTTTGTAAGCCTGGACACTTCTTTGTTTATTTTAAATCGTTGTCTGGTTTGACTGGCTTCCTGCAAAGCTACAATGGCTCTACCAGAAGTAACTCCTCCTGGCTTCCTACCTTGTGTAACATCATTTACACCAGTTATGTTTTCCATAAACTGACCAACCTGGGCAATATAATTCTGTATATATCCTGGAATAGGTGGTGGTGACTCAAACGTAACATCACTTGGATCTACTACAGTTATTTCTTCTCCAGGGGCTCCTGTTATTGGTCGGGTTAATTGACCTTTGGCTCGTTGGGTTACCTTCCGAATTGGAAACCCCATACGCCTAATATTTTCATTAATAGCACTAAAGGTTTCATTCATCGCTTTGGTCTGTGTTCGGACTAATTCTGTTTCACCAATACCCCAAAAGTTGTGTGGTGATTTATAGTTAGACACCATAAATACTGGCATCCTGTATAATTCTAATGGCTCATCAACAATCAGTTTATCATTGACAACAACCGTATGCCTACCATTTGGATATTTTTCTTTATCAGATTCGTTACTATAGCATTCAATAACCAATGCCATATCATAATCAGACTCTGCATTTGCACTTTCTATTCCCCCATTATCCGTTACCTTTTGGTATGCTTTATAATCATCTAACTTTCCATCTGCACTTACCTTAACACCGAACTCCCTAAAAATCCTGGAAGTCTCCATAGGTACAGCAAACATAAAGTATTCTCCTGCTTTTAAATCTAAATCAGTAGCATAAGGATGAGGGACCACTGTAAATGGATCAATTACTTGTATATCAAATCCCTTAAATACACCCTCTTCTGTTAAGGATGGCAAGATCTGTAAGAATCCATTGGAGTAGATTAAACTATCTTTTACTGCCTGGAGGATCTGACCATATAAATCAGTCTCTTCTACGATCTGTTGAAATCTTTTCTGCATCATTTCAGCAAAGAATATGTCGTTCTTTTCTCGTGGCATTACATCCACTGTAGGCTGAAAGTCATTAATAATAGGTAGAATTGTCTCCACAACAGCCAAAGGGAAATTAAAGATCATCCTGGACTGGCTTTCTGTTCCCTTGCTTGGGTTTGCCCAATGTCTCCCATAGTACAATCGTTCGTTTTTACGCCATCGATCTGCCTGGGATGCTCTGGCTTTCTTACTTTTATCTAACCAGCTACGAACCTGGGGTATTCTTTCTGATGCATCTGCTACTTGATCTAATGCTTGTTCCTGGTCTAATGCTGGGTAATAGTCTAATCCTGCCATGTTATTTCCTTGATGCTATGCTGTTTGCAACCAGGTTAGGATATTTCCATCCCTTACTGGCACTTAACTTCTTTGCATATGCTTTTTGCGAAGGGGTGAGTTTCTTACTCTTTTTCTTCGGATTCTTTTTATCCCAAAATGCTTTAGGCATTCCATAACTCCTTTCTACTCCAGTAATTTGCACTGTGCTTATCAGAGGATGTATTTTGTCCACTTTTATTCTTTATTCCTGCTGATCGTTTTAAATAATTATCCCTGGCTTTCTTGCTGTAATTGTGCTTATACCCTTTATGTCCAAAGTTTACAATCTTTACCTTATCTCCTTTCTTTGCCAGGACTCGCTTCTTAAATCTGCCACTGCCAGAATATTTCTTTGGTTTGTTGTACCCTGGAAAAGATTCTCCTCTGTATTCAATCGCCATTAGTAATTGTCCCACTCTGGTTGTGTGTTATCTGCATCCACAACAATGTTATCAATAAACTTCATAGTGTCTGTTCTGGTATCTGGTCTGGTTGCACTATCTACAATCTCACCTACCATATATCGTAAAGCATCAACAGCATGATCATCTTTCTTTAATGGTTTCTCTGGAGCATTTAGATCTGCCCTGGATGCACTGGGTTGCTCCCACTGATAATTAATTAATTCTCTTCGTAAGTTTTCGCAGGACCTGGTAATAAATATTTTATTGGTTTTAATGCAGTTCGTTACTTTATCAATCCCACCCTGTACATCATTGTTTGCTCCCACAACAGGGATATGTAATTGCCTATAGCGATTCCCTATTGTTTCTGGATCTCCTTGCTTCCCTGCACCTGTACTCGGATCAATAACATAAGTTTCATATCTACCTTCATTTAAGTGAGCCTTCAAAGCCCTGGCATGGTAGTCTACATCTTGACCTGCTTCGTAATGCTCTCGGTATACAAATATCTTATCATCATTATCCACTGCACCCCATAACACTGCTGTTGGGTTGGTTCTTCCATGATCAATAGCAATAAACCTTCTCCAACCAGGATCTGGCATAAAATCATTTACAACATGGACACTGGGCTCAAAGTCGGGATAGATCTGACCTTCAAAAGCATCCCAGGATCCATATAAATATCTATTAACCCAAATCTCATTGTAGTTATTCATTAGACTGTCTACATAACCAGCAGGTAGGTTTGCAAGATTCTCTTCAGTCTTTGCATTAAAGATAATGTTACCAGGAACTGGATCATGTATAAATCGATGCCATACCCAATTATGTCCTAATGGGTTACCAGTTATCCAGCATTGTGGGTTTGATACAGCCCTTAAACGACCTAATAACGTAAGAAAAACCTCTTCGCTAACCTCTTCAGCCTGGTCAATATAAAACCAGCCTAAATTGATCGATAATAACTTGGCTGGATCATCCAAAGATCGAAAGATAATCTCGTGACCATTCTTAAAAATACATCGGTTCTCTTGCTTTTTATATTCGTAATGGACTCCTGGTAAGAATCCCATTAAATGCAATAGTTCAAAGAAGGTACGCTGGGTTGAATCTCGTAATTCTGGGTAGGTCTGTCTGGCAATCATACCTAATTGTGGGCTATGATTTCCATCAACGACTCGCAGGATGCCTTTTAAGATCCCTGCAAATGTTTTACCGTTTCCGATTCCACCAAAAAATGCAATTACTTGATCATCGCACTGCATGAAATCAGCTTGGTTTGGATTAAGTTTTATGTCAGCCATCGTCTGCCAATGAAATATTAATAACAGGCATTTGGACTTCACCATCTACTTGGTGCTTATCAGTAAACATCGCCAGGTGCTTTCCCTGGAGTTCTGATGCTTTCAAAGAAATATTATATTGCTCTTTCCCCTCTGATAATTGTCTGACTCGCTCTATGTCATTCAATACTTTATCGGCAGTTAATTTTACTCTCTTCTCTCGCTCTAATTTTAATCGACTAATCTCTTCCTGTATAACAAGTTTAGACAAGTTTTCTGATGCTATTCTATTTGCTGTTTTTTCACTGTACCCTGCTCGTATACACGCTTGTGTTGCATTTAGGTCTATTAAGTATTCTTTACAAAACATTTGCTGTTTATCGGTTAGTTTAGGAGTATCCAACAATAACCTCTATAGGTACATATCCAGCTTGTAAAGCACTAATAGCAAGATGTGCCCAAAGTTCCTGGACATCATCAAATTCGTTAAAAGCATAATCAACCTCAACAATCACACTTGATCCCAGTCTGGCTGGGGATCTACTTCTTTCTTGTTTAAATTAAGTTGTGGCACTATGGATTGATCGGATTGTCCTCGCTGATACACATAAGCACCTAAAAAAAAAGCACAAAGAACAGTGATCCCTTGTACCAAATATAAAATAATAGCATCCATTATTGCTCCAAATTTGTATTAGTATCACTATTTAATACTGTGACTTTCTTGCATTTAGGACAGATTTCTTTTGGCTTTCCATAATGAGGAAAATCAACATAATAATATTGTGGTCCTTCTTCTCTACTAAAGTTTCTATTGTGATGATTCCATTGCCACACAGTTTTACATTGTGGACAGCTAATTAAATGATCTAATACTTTTTTATTTCTAACTTTTTTCTTATAGTCTACCTGCTTCATGTAATTGTCTGCATAACCTTTTTCTGTTGCCTGTAAAATCTCAAGGATAAAATCGTTCATACTGCATATCCAAGTTTTTCTAATATTTGCTGATCAGACATTAATACTTCTCCTCTACTTTCTTTTATTTCCTTTTCTTTACTTTGTGGGTTTCCAGAAAGAAAACTGGGGTTTTCTGCTTGTAAACTATTTTTAGA